CTAATGCCTGATCAATCACTTTTCCAATATCAGCATCAAATTCAGAAGATACTACCTGATTCTCGCCCCATACGCTTTCCGCTTTAAAGTCGTGCTTGAACTCATTTTGTACACCATCGTCAGGGCCGCTTGTTCCGCGAACATCTGCAATTGCTACTCCAAATCTATACAATTCGTAGAAGTCATTATTCTTCAATTCAGGAATGATAAAGGTGTTTGGTAGTGCATAGGATGCAACACTCAACCCATCAGTAACCGATTCTGTTATGAATTCGTGTGCCCTCATTAGAATGACTGCTCTGTTGAAAGGTTTAGATCATTTTCAGTAGACATCACTGAATCAACATAACCGTCTAGGCCTATCAACAGTCCTTCGACATTTGCGCCTGTCCAAATAACCTGTGATCCAATAAAGTGAAAAATTGTAGTGTCTTGTATTGGGTTTGCCAACAACTGAACATTACCGCCTGATACTTGCATACTGTAGGTTGTCAATGCATTACCAAATACTGAGGTACCGACTGCACTAAACTTTGCATCATCTAAATCTTGATTAATTTGTGCATTCAATTGCATACTTTGACTGCTATTACCAGTTGGATCAGCAGCATAAACATAAAGCTGAGCCATAGTAAATGTGTTAGCATCAGTTTCAAAAATTAGTTGGCCAGGGGTAGTTCCTACTGAATAAGAACTGCTAGTGTTGATTGCGGTTGGGAAAAGATTACTGAAATTATTATTAATTTTTGCAAAGGCAACTCGTAATGGATCACCTTCACCGTCATTAGGTAGTGTACCAATATTGATAATTTCTTGAGTGGACATAGTAATCTTCCGTTATTATCTAGTATTTATCAAACGGGAGACCAGATTACTTTTTGGTAGCTTCTTCAAAAATAGCTTTTTGCTTAGTATACCACTCGTTCCAGCCTTCAACCTTGACTTTACATTCATGGTATAACACATAGTTTTCTACTACTATTTTAGTGAATTCAGTGAGTGATGCACCTTCAGCAACTTCTTTTAGATCAGCACACTTTTCTTGTAGGGTAGCAGGAGCTTCTGGAAACTTAGGTGTTACTGGAACTGCTGTGATAGAGCATCCTGATAGTAAAGCAAGAGGGAGAAGCATTAACTTCTTCACTTCTTTTCACCTTCTAATTTACTAGGATCCATTGTAGCAGCAGCGTTGTGTGCGCGGATAACCTCAACAGGAAGTGGACATTTGTTTTCATACTTGACCACTTCACGGTCCACATATTCAGTAATAGTTTTGCCTTTGGTGCGAATCACTTCGGTATCCTTGACAATCTTTTCTACAATTACTGTATTTGTTTGTGCAGATTTTGCTTCTGCTTTTGCCAATTTAGCTTCAAGTTTAGCTACTGCTAGAGCAGTGCTTTCTTTATAAGCTAACGCACCTTGTAAAAACAACCCTAACACTACTAGTATAGAAGCTACAATCTTAATCAAATACCCATAAGTCTTAACAAATGGAATGCGTTGTATAAAGAATGCAACCAACAGACCCAATACACCCAGGCCTAATACCGAGTGAATGATCCATACCGGAAGTAATGTGAGTAGCCAGTAAATGTTCATAACAACTTTATTTATCAAAAAACTTACATACTACATCGGAAATAGTTTCTACTTCGCTATCTGTTAGTTCAGGATAGATAGGAAGACTCAACACCCCACGAGAGAGTGCAATGCTAGTGCTGATTAAGTCTGGTTTTTTAATAATATCCTTAGAAATTGGTAATTCACACAATGATTGAGGATAATGAATCCTAGATTCAATTTTGTTATCGATCAAATATTGATATAGCTCGTTACGATCTTGAGTATAGATGACAAACTTTTGATCGGAGTGTTTATCAAATGGTTCGCTAAGACATCTAAACGGCATGTCTTCAAATCTATCCAAATAGTAATTCCGTATTTGTTCTCTACGACTTTGCCATCTGTCAATATATTTGGTTCTAACCAATAGATGGGCACATTCCAACTCACTCATCTTACTATTAGTGCCAGGATAGAAATGATCAGGTTTGCCATTATTCTTCATGACATTTGCCCAATCATACAGTGATCTATCATTTGTAATGATTGCTCCACCGTTTCCACTGCTTGGCAAATTTTTAGTGGGGTCAAAACTTATAGCCATACCGTCACCCACTTGATGTTTGTCAACTGTTAACCAATGATGGGCGCCATCTATAATAGTATTACTATAGAATGCACGATTGAGGCTAGCTCCATATAAACCAACAAAGCAGTTGAATGTATTGAAGTCAGTTTCATAATCATCAAACTTCATCAATCCGGTACCGTCGGTATCAACTAATTCAACATCCCAACCGGTACTGTAAAATGCGTTTAATGTAGAAGAATAACCAAAATTAGGAATGCGAACACGAGGTGCTTCTTCTTCTCCTGCTAGAAAGCATAGATCATAATGGTATCCTGCAATAAGTTCTAACGCATGAGTTTTGCTATGAGTGACTGTGGCATACTGACATCCGGTATAATTACAAAGCCAAGATTCTAGTGCAGCAGTGAAGGGGCCATCAAGAAAAATCCCTTCTTTCAAGGATTGATGAGTTGCTTCTAATAGCTCCTCTTGCAGATTATCGTATTGTCTTCTGAGACCAAAATGGGGAATTAGAAAGCCACTCATAGTAAATTTGGAATCCTTCTTTTACATCGACTTTAGGGTCAAATCCAAAGTCTCGTCTAGCAGCATCAATGTTTAATGCTCCCCTGCTAGGAAAATCTAAATCTCTTCCCCTAACATTAATTGTTCCCTTACCTGCAAGCTTAACTGCGAATTCGGCAGCATCAAGTAAAGTCGTACTGTGACTTTTTGTTATGTTGTAAGTCTTGTTTCTTGTGTTCTCGCTAAGTGCTGCGGCAACGATTCCGTCTGCTGCGTCATCCACATAGGTGAAGTCGAGGGTCTCTCCGGCTCCATTAACATTAAGCACTCCTCCGCGCATTGCAGTGAGCATGAATTTTGAAATGACTCTATCTTCAACATCAAGAGGCCCGTATACAGCACTAGGGCGAATAATAGTATGGTTAAAACAATCTCGGCGCGAGTAATCTTTGACAATATATTCTCCTGCTAATTTCATAATGCCATATTGACCTTGAGGTTTGCACAATGCATCCTCAGTAACATCATCAATAAAATCTCCGTATACCATACTAGAGCTAATATAGACGAACTTTTCAACATTATTGCGCTTACTTGCTTCGCATAGATTCATCAACCCTTCCATCATAGTTCTAGCACCAAGTGCAGGGTTAGCGTTGACTACCTTTTGACGAGGGAAGCTTGCCATATGAATAACAATGTCAGGCGTATAACTATCAAATGTTCTATCGATGGCGCCAGCGTTTTCAATATCGTATGGATGACATACTGAATAAATTTTCTTAGTGCGTTCCTTAATAAGATAATTCATTTCATCTTCTGGAATGATGCCATAATTGGTCATGTTATCAATGATCAATACATCGTGACCTAAGTCTTCTAACTTAGATACGACATTATGACCAATGAGACCCAATCCACCAGTGATTAAGACTTTCTTCATCCCTGATTATCCAAATAAAACTGTGCAACTCTAAGCATGGCCTTAGCGTGTTCTTCATTCTTTGGCATAGTGATGTATTCACCATCGTTGACTTTGCGATAGTCTTCTAAAAGAGGAGCAATATCGTTGTCAAAGATTTGAGCCATATCACGGCGCAAAGCTTCCTGCTCTTGCTCTGTCATTCCTGACATAAGTGTATACATTCTATCGTCTTCGCTGATAGTGAGTCCGTAATCATGACGAAAGGTCATGCACATGTTATTAATAATTTCTTCACGAGTCTTCATTCGAATTTCAACTTCCAAAAAGTATAGAGTTCTGGAGTCAGATAGCCTCTAATACAATACTTAACTCCCCAAGATGCAATATCAGTCATCTGATGCCAACTGGGGACTGGGTCAGAATGTTTCATCATCCATTGTCCGGCTTCTGAATTCTGCCATTCAAAGATAGGTTCAGCCGCATAGATGTCAGGATCTTCTACATCGCTCACTGTAAATCTATGGGCCGTTACTGTTATTGTCATACTGCCATATCTGCCTTAATAGTACCATGACTCTTGTAGTCAAATAACAGTATATCATCCATTGAGAATTTGTCAATGTCTTTTATCTCAGGATTAAGGAAAAGAGCAGGTAATGGGTATTCTTCTCGTGAAAGCTGCTCCTTAACCTGTTCAATATGATTGCTATAGATATGCGTATCGCCAGTTGAAATGATAAGTTCTCCTACCTTAAGGTCACATACTTGTGCAATCATATGAGTAAGCAATGCATAGCTGGCAATGTTAAAGGGGAGGCCAAGGAATACATCAACACTACGCTGATACATATGGCAGCTTAACTTACCCTTACTAACATAAAACTGGCACATTACATGACAGGGAGGCAATGCCATCTGATCAAGTTCTGCAACATTCCAAGCAGTCATAATATGTCTACGACCGTTTGGATCAGCCTTAATGCCTTCAATTAGATTTGCAAGTTGATCAATCTCACGCTTGTCAACTGCTAGCCTTCTTCCTCCATGGTGGGCAGGTCCGAAGTCTTGTTGTTCGACATATCGGTTCCAGTGTCTCCACTGTACGCCATATACTCGGCCCAAATCCCCTTCGTGTCTCGCTTTTGTTGTCCAATAAGCTGCTTTAGCGTTTCCTGTCCATATCGTGCTATGTTCAGTATCTCTGGATCCGTGTAAAATTTCCGCAAGTCTTCTCTCATCATTACTCCCTTCAATGAACCAAAGTAATTCGCTTTTGACAGACTTCCAAGCTAGCTTCTTTGTAGTGATAGCCGGGAAGCCTTTTGATAGATCAAATCTAAGTTGACGACCAAAGACACTAATAGTCCCGACACCGGTTCTATCGTCTTTGATTTCACCGTTATTTAGTATGTCTTGTAATAAATCGTGATATTGTTTCATGGATTATACCTATTATTAAAAAGATGGTCTGCATTGGACATTTTCCAATAATGATGCCACTTACCAAATCCTACAAAGGCGAATGGAAATAATACAAATGCAAAGAATGTTACCCAACCTGATGTGATCAGCCAAAGCAAAGGAAGAACAGTTAACGGGGAAGTCCAAAGTAATACTTCCATTAATTTGTTTAACCTCTTAGTTTTTTTTGCTTCTTCTATTTCAGCAGCAGAAGCGGGAGGTTGAGGAATTCCTTTGTACGAAGTAGACCAATCATAAGTTTCGGTAGGATAATAATGTGGTTGTATGTTTGGATTGTACAAGCTTTGCTGTGCAATACGATTTTGCTGTTCGAGTAATTTGTTTTGCTTATCAAATGCTTTCGCCATTATTGCTGTTTGCCTACATACATTGCACTGATAAGTTGAATAGCTGCGTGGCATTTCTGTGCCGCAACTATAACAAATTTGTTTTGTCATTTTCTTTTCCAAATCTCATATCTATGATCAGGGAACATTTCGCTCCAAGTTCTAGTAAAGTTAGCTTCTAGATATAGCAAATCTATAAAGGTATCGCAAGTATAATGGTCATATACTCGTGTCAAGTGTACTTCATTGATGTACTGCCAACTTTGTTCAATGAGTTTGGCTCCACCAATCAACCAATAGAAATCAGTATGGTCCATAATGTCAGATACGCAAGTTACCCCTTCGTGTTCAAAGGGTCTTGATGTAACAACTATATTGATACGATTTGGTAATGGTTTCTTTGGTAAGCTATCCCAAGTATTGCGTCCCATAATAACAGGAAATTTGTCAGTGAGACGCTTAAATCTTGGCAAATCGCCCTGGATATTACTCCAGGGCAATCTGTTTTGATAGCCTATTCCCCCATTTGGGTCACATGCTATTATTAGTTTCATAATCCATTCAATAATCTATCAGTTTCTGGCTGAACAACATCAGCGATAGTCTGAACATTAAGCACAAATTCAATTGCTATTACTAATTCATCAAGTTCAATTAATTTATTACTAACTACTTCTTCAATATGATCCGGATCTAGTCCTTGATACAATAAGCGTTCTACATTAATTGTTCTTTGTTTTTTACCTTGCAGCTTTAAAACAATCTTTTTGATAAATTCAATTGGAACTTTGTTTTTGTCTACGTCCTCTAATAGTGTTTCCCATTTCTGGATAAACTCAGGTGACATTCATTTATCCTTACTATGTTTTAAGCGACTGTTACAGTCTTTTTGGGACGCCCTCTTGTCTTCTTAACGGTGCTATCTACTGATGCACCTGATACTACCGGAGCACTGGGAGCCAATGTTTCAGCTTCCTTGAGCATTCTATCTGCTTCTGCTAGCAATCCCTTAGCTTCTGCTGACATACGCAATGCCTGCTGACGAAGATTGTTAGCGATTGCATTGTCTCCTAATGCATCACCTGATGCCTGCAATCCAGCTGGGGCAGCAGGAATAGTTTCAGGGGTATATGCATCCTTGTCACCGCGCATACGTCTTGCAACTGCTGTAGGATCCTGCATACCAAGTTGACTGTCCATTTCAGCAAGTTTCTTAACTGCTGCTTCACCCTTTTCCATTTCGTCAAGAATAGTGTTAAGTTCATTCAACTTGATACGAGTAGTTGGGGTTGGGGTCATGACAATAAGTTCTGTCTGAACCTTCTTCAACATTCCTTCAGCGTGAAGCTTCTGTAGAATGATCTGACCGTCAGTAGTATATGTACGGTTAAGTGCGGTAGCGAGGTCATTGCTGTTTTGACCGATATCGCTTTCGATACATGCAATCAACGGATCGTGAATTGTACGATTTAAAATTTCTGTGTAGACAACCAGTGCCATGTGTGGTTCGCCCGGAACTTCACGGAATACAACTGCAACTTTGCGGTCTCCATGTTTTCCAACGTGTCTAGTAAAAGCCATTTGCTTTTCTCCTTAAGGTTTTAGCACAAGTATTTAATAAGAGAATAGCTATGGAAATTTTATTTCCAGCGTAATGTAAAGAATGCAGCGTGTTTTGGGTCATTGAATCGCACATCCATGAACCAACCTGCCCCAAATTGGCACCATCTAGCTTCCCAATTTTCACCGTAATAATGAGTAGCATGGCTATCAAAATGTCGGCGTAGGTCTGAGTCGCCTACATTGTCACGCAGCCAAATAAGTACTTCTAATACGCTAGATGCCATACTGGCGCCTACACGAACAGTAGTCACGACCAACGCAGAATGAACATCACCAGATGCTTTTCTTCTTTGAACCAAAAAATATAGTCAGGGTCAGCGTTGAAATCCCATACAAGTTCCATAGTGTGCTGTCTATACCCGCGTGGGCCAAAGGTATCGTGGCACCAATATGCTATTTCCTCCAACTCTGCAAACGAGTACATTATTGGATTAGCGTAGTAATGTGTTTGATGAAAGATTTTACTTTCTCGTGTGAAGGTTTGTATGCGTCTAGCAACAGGCTCAAAACCCATTTCGTCTATCCAAACACCAGTAACCTTAACCCCATGTAAGCTCATACATCATTGCCTCTTTAGGATCTTCAAACGCAGGACACAGTCCCATAAAAAATCCAGAATGGCCAATGCTGAACCTACCAACAAGCTTTTCGTGAATCCAAGCCCTAGACTCCTCTGTCAATTCAGTTTTGCTGTTGACAAAGTGATTAGGGCATGGATTTACATTTCTATCCATAAACCATGTATAGAGGTTAATATCTTCAATCGTTTTGTTCATCACCGTACTTAAGAATATATAGGGCCTCAAGAGCCTCTAAAGCATCACTGAGCGTATTATCTGTTTCTGATAGCTTGAGTATCGTTAGTAGACGATTAGAGCGTTTCGCCACCTTATTGCGATGGGCGATACAAGGATCCTGTTTAATCAGTTGCCTTGTATCGCTTCCATGCTCTCTTGCGTATACAGTTAATCCACCGTCAGGAGATTCATAAATCATTTACGAACCTTTAGTTCTTACGATGATCATCGTAGATAGCGTAAGTACCGAAGGGCGGGTTCGGATTGGGGTCACCGTGAATGATCCAAGTCGTGTCACAGTAGTCCGCATCACCCCACGAGCCGAACGGATAACCGTCAGTGAAGACAATCAAGCGATTGGGGACACGACCAGCTTCCTTGAGGTCATCAAAGATACAGTCAAAGTCGGTGCCACCACCACCATGCAATTCGTACTCCTCGATGTTTTCCATGTTCTCACTAGAAAACTCCTGAGTGTTGTAGCACTTAGTATCGAAGCAAGTAACACGAAGATTATAACCGTCGAACGCATCCATCATACCAGCGACTTCACTAAGGAACTGCATACCCTGCTTGTTGCTGATTGAACCCGACATATCGATGTAGATATCAACATCGATTTCTTCACCCGGATTCATACCGGGCATGATAGCATCCATGTGCCACGAACGACGAGAAGGACGCATCCAAGTGTAATCAGACTTGATAGCAGAGGTCAGATTAGTCTGGATGAGTTCGCGCCAGGGCATGACAGGGTCAGTCATCTGCTTGATAAGACGCTCAACACCTGCGGGCATCGAACCAGCTTCTGCCTGCTGTGCAGCATTCAGAATAGCCTGCTTCATCTCCTGACGGATTTCTTCCTTTTCAGCATCAGTAAGCTTGGGGCGACCCTTACCCTTGCGCTGCTCGTTACCGTCACCATCTTCGCTATCGTCACCATCACCATCGAGGTGATCGTCAAGCATCTGATCAAGAAGATCGTCAATCGAAATGTACTGGACATTCTTCATGAGGTCTTCGTAGATTTCTTCCGAAGCGATACCTTCGTATTTCTTCTCGTAAAGACAAGGAACCGTAGTGATCATTTCACCGACCTTGTGCTTCTTAAGGTCGGCGTTAACAGCGTAGTCGTTAGCAATGTTCCAGATTTCAGGATCACGATCAATACGACGACCAAGGTGATCGTAAACGACATGGAGAACTTCGTGACCAACGAGGAATTCAACTTCCTTCTGCTTGAGCATCATAATAAAGCGGCTGTTGTAATAGAAGCGCCGACCATCAGTAGCAGCAGTCGTAAGCCATTCGTCAGCGTTGGTAAGCGTCAAGCGAGTAGCAAGATTACCAAAGAACGAATGCTTGAGGAGAAGACCAATACGAGCCATCACAAGACGCTCACGAGCCTGAGCGTCAACATTAGGGTCAGTCGGGCCCACAAGATTTTCAAACTTCTTGCTGCGGCTACGCTTGCTCTTGCGCTTATCAGAAGTAGTAATATCGGTCATAAAAACTCCGTTGCTTGATTATGTTTTCACTATAGCTAATTTATGAGGAAATGTCAAGCCTCAAATGTAAACGCTGGCGATTAAAATATCGTTTGGAAAGGTTCCATCTTCCTCACCATCAGCGTATGTAATCTTATAATTGCTATTGATGGTAAGTATTAGGTCTATGACAGTTTGGAGGTCAATATAGTCCCATTCATGAGTACCAAACAATCGTACATCATCGATCATTATAGTATGATTTTTGCAGGGGGAAGTAGCGATAGCTTCTAATTCTTGAACGAGAGGACAAGGCCCGTATTTTCCACCCGGGATATCTTCCCCACTAGCATGGGCATCTAACCAAAAGGTCGTAGGTTCGGTTAAAGACGGACATAAATTAGATAGGATATCAGGGGACTCACCGAAAAAAATATGGATATTAGATTCATCCTTGAACCGCTCTGTGCTGTGAACAAAGAATTCTTCCATAAGTTCAATACCATACATAGTATCAAACCCATAGTCTTTAGCCGTGTAAAAGGTCCAACCTTCCTGAGAACCTGTCTCTACGAAAGTTGAACCTACTGCGTAATCTTTTAATAGTTGAAGTCTAATAGTACCCATTGAAAATCCAAAGAATTGGGGAGGGCTGTCTCGAACCCTCCCCAGGAGCTGCTGACTTAGTTGCCAGCTTCTACAATGTACTTACCGTACTTCTTGTAGAATTCGTCAAAGTTGTTAAGCTGCGAGGGCTCAATCGGCAGCTTGTAAGTCTTAAGTGCGATCTTAGCACCCATAACGACCAACTCCGTTTCGAAGTTCTTCATCATGTATTCGAAGAAGTTACCAGCCATTTCGTGGAACTTCTTATTGTCGGCGCGCTTGTTTTCGATAGCGTCCTTAAGTTCGTAGCACATAGAAATCGTAAGCGAATACATCGCAGAGATTTCCTTGACATTGAGGTCCTTAACCTTGCCCTCAAGAATGTCAACCGGATTCGGCATCTTGCTAGCAACCTTACGGTGAGCCATAAACTTAGCAGCAAGACCATCACCGACAGCACCTGCAACGAGCGTAAACAGCGTATCGTTATCGGTATTGTCTTCGTCAGTCAGCATATCGCTAACAAAGCACCACGAGCGAGGAGTAGCGAATGCACGAGACGAACCCTTAGCATCGAAGTCGTAACCGTCCTGCTTAGCGAACGAGAGATAACCAACGACATCCTTGTGAATGCCCTTGTTAACTGCCCACTGCTGCCAAGCATTGAAGTCATAACGCATTTCAATGTGAACGAAACGGTTAGCAAGCGGCATCGGCATACGATAAGTAACACCCTTGTCGCTGTCACGGTTACCAGCAGCAACGATAACAACATTGTCGGGCAGCTTGTACTTACCAACACGACGGTTCAGAATAAGCTGATAACCAGCAGCCTGAACAGCCGGGGGAGCAGAGTTCATTTCATCGAGGAAGAGAACGACAACAGGGTATTCAGCAGCAAGTTCTGCGCTAGGAAGATCGACGGGTTCAGCCCAATCCATCTTACCGATTTCCTTATTGAAGTAAGGAATACCACGAATGTCAGTAGGCTCCATCTGAGCCATACGAAGATCGATCATGAAACCGCCGAGTTCATCAGTGATTTCCTGAACTACTTCCGACTTACCGATGCCCGGAGGGCCCCAGAGGAAGACAGGACGCTTTGCCTTGAAAGCAGTGAGAATAGCCTTGCGGGCCTGAATAGAAGTGATAGTGTGGGTATCAGAAACATGAGACATATTTTAAGCTCCTTAGTTAGACAATGTAGAGAATGTTTGCTTTGTTGCTCTCTACAGTCTTGTTATACGATATTGTGAGGGGCAAGTCAACCACTTTTTTGCATTAGTGGATATTTTTTTATGACATGAGTTTTGCCATAAGGATAAGATGCTCAAGATGCTTGATGGCCTTAATCATATCTTCCTTATGTGCATCAACTTTGTGGGTCTTGCGAGATTGGCGTGCTTCAACTTCAAGTCGGCTAAGGGTAGAATTCATTTCACCGATGTTGTTGCAGAGTTTCCTGAGGTCAGGATTGTATGGCAGTCTGTTCAATTGTATGCGTAGGTCTATGATGATATCCCTAGCTTCTATTGCAGTGTTGAATGTCTTTGCCATATGATCACACTACAGAAGTTTTGGGTTTATGTCAACCGTTTTCTTTCATCATTCTAGGATCGTCGGGACTGAAGGATCCACGATTAGTAATAGCCTTGACCTGTGCAGGGTCAAATGCAACCCAAACAACTTCGGAACCACCGTGTGAGTGTGCTTCTTCACGCATAACCGCGCTATCATATCCTAGCTTCTTTAGATTGCGAACAAACTCTTCACCTTCAGGTCCGTCAAACAGTTCCCATCTTTTATCTTCATTGAAGTAACGATAGATCGACCAAAGATCAATGTCATTATCTTTGAACTCTTGAACCGTAGCCTCGTCACTTAACATAGGACTCAAGCTATCATCTAACAATGAGAAAGGATATTGTGCTGATAGATAAACTGGAATGATTTTTGCATTTTCTTTCCATTCAGGTCCGGTGCCATTGTTCTTGATAAACTCCTCAGCAAACTTTGGATTCTGTGCGAGGAAGATACCTGTTCTATCTACCTGTGTGTTGCCGAAAAAGTCTCCGGATACCCAACCTTGATTCTGTACGCGGAACTGATCAAAGTCTTTGGTAGTAGCATGATATAGAACTTGAGGCTTTTTACCTGCCATGGCGTGTGACTTGCCCAACCATTTATTCAATCGTTCTTCTCTGTGCTTCTTATCATAGCCCGGAAATAATTCTTGTTGTTCTTGGTCTTCCGCCAAAAACGAGTTCCACTCTTTCATCAAGTCTTCTGCTATTTTTCCGTCCGCTCTAGCTTGGGGAGGGATGCCTGCTCGTGATGTTTTCCAGTTATATGCCTTAGCATTCTTCTTAATGCTATCTGGCTTTACATCTACAGTGAGGGCAGTCTTGAAGCGAGGGTCGTTCTTTTCTTTTGCTGATGGAATATATCCTGAGGCTTCATCTATTTTTGGATTCCAAGCATCTGGATTCTTATATGGTTCAGGATTGTCGAACACTGCATATATAACAGGGTAATCTTGATACCCAGCAAATCCAACTTTTAGTGGCTTCTTGCCGTCCTCTCGTCTGACAAAATCTCTAATAACTTCCTTGTAAACATCATCATAGTTTGCTAAGTGTCGTGGATTATCAGATGGTAGATTACAGCGTCTTTGTGCATCTTGTTGGCACTCATCTGTGAATCCTTCGAAGTGAACGTGGTACGGGCCAATCTCCTCTACGCCAACATCATCAGGATTCAGTGATTGAACGAAGTTTTCAATTTTGTTTTCATACTGACTATAATCTGAGGCTTCCCAGACTTTCTTATTTTTCCACAATCCTTTTGCATCAGAGGTTTGGGCATGACTAGGCACAATGACTGCGTTTGCTTTTTGAGCAATTTTCTTAGCCATGTCATACATAGTAGTCGCTATGCCTCTACGCTGAAATTCATCTTCTACTTCAACCTCAGTTGCATACCATTTATTTTTATCGTTATCAGTAGGCTCAAAAATAACTTGACCAACCTGATTACCGTCAGCGTAGGCAGTGATCATTGCGCCCATGCCATTCCAACCTTCATAAGGCTCTTGGGTAAATGTAATGCCCGATGTCTTATCAGCTTCTTTGAGCTTCTTACCTTGTACGGCTGTTGTCTTGTTAGGCTCATCAGCTAATCCAGTCTTTGCTTTAGGCATAAACTTGTTGATTGACCTAAGAGTCAATGGTCCTAGCTTACCATCAAGGTCAAGGTTAGCGCCATACTTCTTATTCAAGTGTTTCTGAATCTTAAGTACTGCTGCTTTTCTATTTGTTGTTTCTGCTTCATCAACTTTGAATGTAGGGTCAGTCTTTTGACGCTTCATACCTTTTGGTTGATTAGGGTCGATAGGATCAATGTCAGTTGTAGTGAGTCCGGTCTTCTCTAAATCTTGAATGTACTTGTGTTCTGTATCTTCGTCCCCGAATGATAGAATAGTGCTGGGAGGACCTTTACCAAAATCGTGCTTACCCAAGCCCTTCATATTACTAATATGCTGTCCTAACTTATACCAATCATACACATCACTAACATCTACTTTGACAGTACCTGCAGGCATAGTAGGCTTAAACTCTGGACCGGGGGGAGGACCATTTGGATCGTAGTCTTCTTCTACATCATCTTCTGCAAAGATGCCTTTTTTGAATCGTTCCCACTCTTGCTTGAACTTATCTGCTGCCATCGTCTTTTCATATGCAGCTTTAGCGATCTTTGCCTTAAGGGGATCAACTGGTTGACGAACACCTATCTCACTAGGATCAATATTCCATTGCTGCATCATCTTTGCAACAATGCGCTTGATGTTATCTTTCTCGGCGGAAGTTCTACCAGAAGTCTGTAATAATTTCTTGATTTTAACAAGTGCATCGTCTCTACTAGCTGCTTCTTCGATGCTCAATTTTTCAGCATGTAGCTCTGATTTAAGATCATATAATGCTTGGACCAAACCTTGCTTTCTGACTGCTTTGTATGCTAGATTTTCAGGACCAAACTCTCCGGCTTTATCTAACCCAGATTTGCGATAGCGTTTTACAAGGTCAATTGTATCTTTTACTCTTTTAGGATCTTTTGATTTCAGTGCTAGTTCAATAAGATCACCTAGCTTTTCATATTTCGCTTTGGTCGCAACCTCATCAAAGTTTGCTCTACGCTTTTTAGGAATGCGAATCCACTTGTCATGTACGATACTATATTCGCCCAATGATTGTACTGGTTGATTGATATCCTGCACATATAATTCTACGGGAACATCATGAACCGTAATATCGTGTGCGTCATTGTATAATGTTTTCTTAGCAGTGAATAGTTCTTGGTAGACTTCGTTCTCCGGTAACTCATTAAAATCTACCAATATATGCAAGTCAAGGTCGCTGTGAGGAGTATAACTATATGCAGCGTTACTTCCGCTGATAGTAACATCTTTGACCTTAAGATTGCTGAGTCCTAGATATTCTACAAAGTCTTCTGCGATTAGTAACAACTGATCACGAACTTCTGGGTCAAGCTTATTATCTTCCCACAACTTAGGATTGAGTTCCTTGTGGAAGGCTACAGCGTCACTTAGTTTGAAGGATTCGAGTTCATTAATGTCCATAATGTATTTATAGATTTTCAAAGGTAAGGTGTAGTCTAGGATCTGCTCCTGCGTTTACAAAAGTATGGGGAATGCCGTTATTAACTACATAAACTGAACCATCGGCGGGCATAGCAAACGCTCTAGTCTCGTAGACAAATCTACAGCCTGAATTCGTAATGAGTGGGATATGAACACAGTATTTTCCCGTGTCTACATGCCAGTTATAGCAAGTGTTTGGTAATATCAGCCTATAGGTTATAGCACTGAACTCTTGTAATGCTAGTATGTTTTTTGCTATTTCCAAAGTATATGATAAGCTTAATAATTCAGGAGCATCTACTCCATGCAATTTCAAATGGAACTTACGCTGCACGAGCGTAGCATTTTGATGAGTAGTAACATCTGTCATTAGATGCTCTACTGACTGATATTCCTGAACTAGCTTGTTAAGGTTAATTGACAGATTTGGAACTCTATCAACATACAATGTTAGTGGCAAGGTCATAAAGATATTTAGTATACGGGATATCACTAAATATTTTGATGACGCTTAGTGAATCTGACAGATGGTTAGTGCTTTCTCCGGGTAGAACCGGCGGCAAAATCATTGTAGATTGTATTAGAAACGCATATCGAGACCAGGGCTTAAGACTGAGACATATTATGTATGAGGATGAGGTTAGTGTTATTCCTAATCTATCTATCACGCATTCTCACCGTGTTTGCAATACGCATCACGCAGCGTCCGGAGTTAAAGTAATATTAAGTACTAGAGATGCAGTAGAATCGGCTATTAGTTGGTGTATTGTCCACAAAATAGGAAAATATCACTTATTTCCAGAATCTGATCAATCAAAAATTGATCAATTGAATAATAAAATTCCAAGTTTTTACCTCTCACCAAAAGACTTTTATTGGCAATACATGAATGTTTATAACTTCTATAAGAACTTAGAATTATCAGATGATATAACTATCATTGACTATTCCGAGATAAAAGATGACTATACAGTAATATATGATCTTTTGGATCTACCTAAACCAGCCAATTATCAGAGGATCCCTATCAAGAATCCGGGAACACCTGAACAGTGGATAACTAACTGGGAAGAAATCTCGGAGTTGATATCCAAGTTAGATCGGTGCCAATTGAAATGAAAGTGAGGGTTTCTGTTGCAAGGTACCCTCGGACCCCGTAAAATCATGCCGCTAGGGCAAGTTCCACATTGTTGTCATTAGCTGCGACATTTACAGTTTTTGGTCTATAAGCGACCAACCTATTAGTCTACTCTCACCTCTGCCTTGCAGTCGATCCTATGTCATCCCCATAGATGGTGGAGATGCCGGGTACCGCCCCCGGGTCCTGCACAAACATTAGATCGTATCAACGACTAATCTCTGAAACTCTTATTGATACCAGCAGTTGCGCCCAGCAACATAT